AGCGTGCGCTTTTTTGGGCAGAATTTTGGAATTGAGATGAGCAGAAATAAAGAAACAACTGTTGATGATTTGGTATTTGATGCCGCCAACGTCCGCACCCACGGTGACAAAAACAAAAAGGCGATCCGGAATTCAGTAAAGCAGTTCAAGGCTGGACGGTCGATTTTGGTGGACGCTGATAACGTGATCCGCGCGGGCAACGGAACCGCTGAAGCGTGGCAAGAGACTGGCGGCAAAGTCAGGATCATCGAGACTGACGGCAGTGAGTTGATCGCAGTCAAACGAACAGATCTGAAAGGAGCTGAGGCAATGGCCTATGCCATCGCCGACAACCGAGCAAGCGAACTGGCTGAATGGGACTCTGAGATTTTAGCGGAGCAACTTAAAGAGCTTGACGGTGATTTTGATATCGAGTCATTCGGTTTTGATTCTGACGACTTGAGCGAGTTGATGCCAGCAGAAGAAAAAGAAGGTTTGACGGATGCGGATGATATACCAGAAGTCCCAAAAGATCCCGTGACAAAAAATGGCGACCTTTGGATCATGGGCGACCATCGGCTGCTTTGTGGTGACTCGACGAAGGCGGAAGATGTGCAACGTCTGATAGGTGATGAAAAGGCTGAGATGTTGTTCACTGATCCGCCTTATGGAGTAAATTATGAAGGGGGTCATTTCCATAGCGGCGACGTAAAAATAAAACGCAGACGTGAAAAGCTAGGGCATGATGACACGACTGCAATTTACAAGGCATTCCTTCCAGTTGTTTTAAATGCAGTCGATGGACCTTGCTATATGTGGTTTGCAGGCAGCAAGGCAAGAGACATTTATAACGCAGTTTTTGAAAACGGATGCGAAGTTCACGCGCTTATTATCTGGCATAAAACGAACGCAACGTATGCAGCCATGAACGCACAATACAAGCAACGACACGAACCATGTTTGTATTTCAAGCCAAAAGGCTCGACCCTTCGCTGGTGCGGCAAAACAACTGAATCAACTTTGTGGAGTCAGGATCGTGACGGAGTAAACGACCTTCATCCAACACAGAAACCAGTAGCATTGGCGGGAAAGGCTATAGGTAATCATTCGAGCAAAACGGTATTGGATGTTTTCGCTGGATCAGGATCGACTCTAATTGCAGCGGAACAACTCAACCGTAAGTTTTACGGAATAGAAGTCAGCCCTCAATATTGCGATGTAATAGTCAAACGATGGGAAGAATTTACAGGCAAAAAAGCTGCGTTAGAAAGAAAATAATAATGGCAAGACGACCCAAACCAACCGCTGTAAAACTAGCCGAAGGCGAACGCAAAGACCGGATTAACATGAACGAACCGAAGGCAATACCGCCAAGGTCAGGACCGCCGAAACATCTTGACGACATTGGACTTGAAGCACTTAATGGAATTCGGGAAGTGCTTTCAGAAATGAAAGTTCTGACCGAACAGGATCGATATCTGACTGAGTTGTACGCTCAAATCTATTCCGACTACAGACGCCACTTGGTTTATGCAAACAATTTCTGGGTAACGAAAGCGAAGGAACAGCGAGAGGGTAAAGTTACTTTCGAGAAGTTTCCAGCTAATAGCGACCTGCACAGGCTACGCGATCAGATGATTAAAATCCTGATCGAGTGCGGGCTAACTCCCGTTGCACGTCAGGCAATTGTTATCGATGATATCCCAACAGAAGATTCGGTTATGAGGAGCAACGACATCGATTGGAGCGTGGACGGATGGACGCCGGAAGAACTAGAACCGCCAAAAGAGTAACCGAAAAATGGATACTCAATTCATCAGACGAAAAGGCAGTCGAGTCAGGATGCCAGTTCAACCAGAAGGCAGCGATGCACGTTGTCGATTGGATTGAATCCAATTTGTTTCTGTATGAAGGTGATGCCGCTGGACAACCGTTCAAGCTGATGCCTTGGCAAAAGTCTTTCCTGATGAGGTGTTTCGGTTGGCTTAAATACTCAAAAGATCGAGAGCGGTGGGTTCGCCGATTTACCAAGGCTCGTTTGTGGTGTCCAAAGAAGAACGGCAAAAGCCCACTGGCTGCCGCTGTTGGTTTGTATCTTTTGGCTGGCGACAACGAGCAAGGGCAAAAAGTTTTCTCGGTTGCTCGCGATGGTAAACAGGCAAGGATTGTCCACAACCATGCAATCGAGATGGCACAGAGATCGCCATACCTTTCGAAGCGATGCAAGTTCCGAAAGATAGATGGAACGATTCTGTTTAAGCCATTATCAGCAAGCTACTCGATCCTCTCAGGCGAGAACTACCGATCGCAGGAAGGACTGAACGGTTCGACTATTCAGGACGAGATGCACGTTATCCCAAAGCGATTGACAGATGTGCTGGAACACATGGGAGCCAGCCGCGCACAGCCTTTAGACTTTGGAGTTTCCACCTATGGAAACGATCCAGAATGCCAAGCCAAAAAGGATTGCGACTACGGCAAGGCGGTCGAAGGTGGTAACGTGGTTGATGAATCTTTCCTCCATCAGTCCTATGAACTGCCTGAGGATGCAACTGATTCAGACATGGAAGATCCAGCCACTTGGAAAAAGTGCAATCCTAGTTTGGGCGTCACCATCTTTGAATCAGAATTGAAAGCAGCATGCAGCAGAGCAAGGCGAAGCCTGAGCGACTGGAACAACTTTCAAATGTATCGTCTAAATAAATGGATCGCATCGGCAAGCCCTTGGATCAGGTCAGCAGATTGGAAGCAATGCGAGAGCGATTTTAAACTGAGCCAGTTCTACAACCAGCCTGTCTGGTTGGGGCTGGACCTTTCCAAGACTCGCGACATGTCATCGCTCTGCTTGATATTCAAGTCCGAGGATGACGACCCGCTGTTCCACGTCCACCCATTTTTCTGGCTGCCGGAGAAATACGCTAAGGAAAACAACGACAAAGCATCGTTTTTGGAATGGGAAAAATCAGGTCACTTGGACCTGATCGAAGGCGAGACAATCAAGCAATCATTTATACGCGACAAGATGGAATGGATCGATTCTAAGTTTCAAGTTCAGGGAATTGCATACGACAAGACCTACGCATTCGACTTGATAACGGACCACTGTGAAGGCAACCTTGGCTGGGATTGCGTCCAGTTCAACCAATCAATCGCAACCTACGCCGGGCCTGTTGCCAACTTCGAGGAGCTGATTGTTTCGGGCAGGCTGCAACATAATGATAATCCGGTATTCAATTGGCAGGCGGGACACGTGCAAGTGAAGACCGGCAGCTATGGAGGGCAGATTCCGGTTAAGCCAAAGCATGGCGACGTTAGGAAGATCGACGGGATAGTTGCAGCAGTCATGGCTCTTTCTCTATCATGGTATTCAGAACCTCAAGTTAAATTCGATTATTACGAAAGCAACGGCGTGGAGTTTGCCTAGATGATGACCGCACTTAAGCGTTGGTTTGGTTTGCATTCTGCGAGATCGATCAACAATCCAGCCGTCCCGCTGACGAGCGAATCCATCATTGGATACCTTGGCAACCAAGGAACCAATCGATCTGGCATCAATGTGAATCGTGAAACGGTGTTCACATCGTCGCCAGTCTGGCAAGCAATCACCATGATATCCGGCGACCTTGCCAAGATGCGGATTAACTTGTTTGAAGACGTCGAGGAAGATGACAATCTGATCCGGCAGAAACTGACAAACGACATCTCAAAGCTGGTTCGACAGCCTAACCCCGATCAGAATTGGAACAAGTTCTGGCGGCGGTTCTGGGTTCAGTCGTTGCTGTACAATCGTGGCTACATCTACGTTGAGCGGAATCGCAACGGCAAGCCGATGAGCATGTACGTTTTGATGAGCGATCAAACACAATGGGACCAGAAGCAGGGGATCTATACAACGCGACTTTTGGAATCGTCCGAAACGGTGGGCCTGTTCCCGTCACAGGTCATCGAGGTTGAAGGCATTCAACTTGAGAATGCCAACAAGTGCGAACTGCTGGAGAAGTTCCGCGAGTCGATTGGCTTGGCTCTTGCTGCACAAGGACACAATGCGAGGTTCTTCGGAAACGGTGGCCAGATGGGTGGCATCCTGATGATACCACCACAGGTCAGCAAGGAAGCCAGTGAGAAGTTGGAACAGGGATGGCGTCGAAAATACGAAAACGAAAACGCATGGTTTAAGACTGCGATTCTGCGGGATGGTGTTAAGTACCAACAGACCGGAGCCGATCCAGAGAAAAGCCAGCTCTCGCAGGTACGAACAGATCAGGTATTTGAAGTTGCTCGCTGGTTCAACCTTTCGCCAAGTCGATTGGGATTGCCGACTGCAAGTTCATACAACAGCAAGTCGGAGGACAACCAAAACTATTTAGACCAGACACTTTCCCCTTGGATGGCCGGTTTAACTTCTGAGCTATCCTTCAAGCTATTGAGCCAAAGCCAACAGCTCAATCAGTATTTCGTTTTTGATACCTCACAACTGCTTGCACTGAATCCAAAGCTGCGAGCAGAAACGAACAAAATTAGAATCGACATGGGCGAGATATCGCCCAACGAAGCAAGGCGTGAAAATGGACTACCGCCAAGGGCAGGCGGCGATGGCTATCGCCTGCCATCTGGTGTGTTGATTGAAGGAACTTCCAATTCAACCACTGACAGCGAATCGATACCAACCGATGAACCTGTGGAGTCGGTCAAAGTAATTGAGGAAGTGATTGAGCCAGTTGAACAAGTTGAAGAAGTTTTTGAAGCTGGACCCGTATCTGCACAGGCTTTGAACGGTGCGCAGATTGGCGGGCTGCTTGAAATTCTTGAAGTCGTTTCACTTGGCGGCCTTACCAATGATGCCGCCGTTGAAATGATTCTTGTAGCATTTCCAACCATCCCAAAAGAACAAGCCGAATCGATTGTTGCAGGCGCCCAGAAAAAGGAATCACCTAATGAGTTGCCAGCCGTTCAAGAAGATCGATCCGATACGATTGAAGGTCAGGCGTTTGCCGCAATCAGTCAGCAAGTTGAAAGCCATCTCGCCAAACTCAAGACAATACTTTCCGAGCGATCTAAAAAGAAGACGCCGGAACAATTCGAGCAATGGGTAGCTGACAAGTTTAGCGAAGGGCTGACAATCCCAATTAAAAAACAGGAGCAAACAAATGAGTGATTTTGAAAAGCGAATGGTTGACCGCCTGCCTGAACTGGTGCGATCTGATGAGAACGGCAACAGCAAGCTCGTGGGCTATGGCGCGGTCTGGTATCGCGAAGGCGAAGCAGGTACCGAGTTCAAACTTGCCAGCAACGTGAAGGAGCGGATAGCTCCGACTGCATTTGATGAATCACTTGAACGTGATGACGTCCGAAGCCTATTCAACCACGACCAGAATTATGTACTGGGCCGGAAGTCGGCAGGCACTTTGCGGCTATCCGTCGATGACGTTGGCCTGCGATACGAGGTAGACCTGCCGGAGAGTCGTCAGGACGTCGCTGAGGCGATTGCTCGCGGTGATGTAACGGGTTCATCCTTTTGGTTCAAACCCACGGCAGAGAGCGAATCTCGCGATTCAGCGGGTAACATTATTTACACGATTGAGAATCTTGAACTGCGGGAAGTTGGTCCGGTGACCTTCCCAGCATACGAAGCGACCGTCAGCGAGATGAGAGCTAAGCAAATAAACCAAATGGATTCTACCAATTCGGATAACGATACCAGTGATCAAATAAAAGCCGACGACGATCTTGCAAATTCTGTTTGGTAGTCGTTGACTTAGCCGGATCGATCCGGCTACAAATAAGACTTCTGGAGTGAGATGCTTCGGAGCAAATACATCTGCGAGACGCGGAAACTTTCCACGCGATTTATTTAATCGCCCTAGGAGATTTCTGCATTTCTCCGAGGGCAAAACCAAGGAGAAATTCAATGGACAATCTGTCCCAATTACAAGACGAGCGGAAGCATCTCGCTAACAAATGCAAAGAACTCGACGCTAAAAGAGATGGCGGCGTATTCAGCGATGAGGCACGATCTGAATTCAGTGCGAGCAAAGAACGGATCATCGAAATTGATGGCAAAGTTGAGGAGCTTCGAGAAGCTGCCGACGCTGCCGCGTTTGTCGCTGGTCTTGATGCCAATCGTGATTCTGTTGAGCGTGACCATCATGCAAAGAGATCCAGCGGAGAGCTTTCTGTGGCTGATCGACAACGTGCATTCGTTGCCAAATTCTGCAAGCCAGAGTCGCTCGTTTCTGACGAAGAAAGAAGCCTGATCAGTCGAGTCGGAAACTCAAAAGGTTCTGCTCAAGGTCTGTTGTCGTCTGCTCCCAAGTCAATCGAAGAAGCCCGCAACGCTTCATTCGAAGGTGACCAACGGGCGCAGTCAGTCGGCACAAATTCTGAGGGTGGCTTTACAGTTCCTGATGAGATGATGCAAGCGATTGAGGTTGCTCTGTTGGCTTACGGTGGAGTGCGGGAAAATGCAACTATCATTCGAACCGCAACTGGTGCGGACCTTCCTATTCCTACGGTCAATGACACCAGCAACAAGGGTGCGATCTTGGCGGAGAATACTCAGGTTTCAGACGTCGATGTCACGTTCGGGCAGTTGGTGCTCCAGAGCTACAAGTACAGCTCGAAGCAGGTGAAGGCTTCGGTTGAATTGTTGCAAGATTCCTCCATCAATCTGCCAGCCTTCTTGGGTGCAGCATTGGGCGAGCGTCTTGGTCGGATCTTGAATGAGCATTTCACGACCGGAACCGGAACCAATCAGCCGAACGGTATCGTGACTGGATCAGCCGATTCAGGCGTAACGACTGCGAGCAATACCGCAATCACTCGCGATGAATTGGTTTCCACGATGATGAGTGTTGACGCATCATACCGACGTGATGGCAAGTGGATGATTAGCGATACCATCCTTCAGCAGATATTGAAGCTGACGGATGCAACTAACCAACCGCTATGGTTGCCGGGACAGAATGGACCCATTGGGGACACCATTCTCGGCGCTCCGTATGTCATCAACAACGACATGCCAACCGGCGCATCTGCCAAGGCTGTCTTGTTTGGTGACCTTAGCAAGTACATCGTTCGCGAAGTTGTCGGGATGGAATTCCTGCAACTGAATGAGCGATACGCTGACTACCACCAAGTTGGATTCCTTGCCTTCTTGCGTGCGAATGGGGACTTGTTGAATGCAGGAACCAATCCGGTTAAGTACGCAACTTTGGCTGCGTAGTCTTTCACTTCAACAGGGGGGAGGTGATTCCTCTCCCCTGTTTTTCTCAAGGATAACTATGAGCAAATCAAGCAAATACTTTTCGTTCGATAGCGCGACCGACACGCCAACCCATTCCTACGTTGCAAAGCGAATCTATTGGCAACTGTTGAGTGATTCAGAGTGGCAGGTCCGCGAAGATGCTGGAGCAAAAGAAACCAGCAAATTGAAATTCGAATCACAAGACAAGCCGAAAGCCAAAAGGGTTTTCAGGAAAGCTGAAAAATGAGCCACGTTAGTTCTTCAGACATTTACGGATTCGACTTCATCGAGTCGACCGCACCAGCAATCGAACCGATTACGGTTGACGAATTGAAAGACCATTTGAGAGTCGAAACAAACGACTTTGATTTAGAACTCCAATCGTTGATTTCTGTTGCCCGTAAGTCTTTGGAGATCGCAACCGGCTTGGCAGTTTTCACATCAACTCGCAAGATGTTTTTGGATCGGTTTCCTGACAACAATTTCTACCGGCTTTACCTCTACGGTTCACCAGTCCAATCGATTGACCATGTGAAGTATTACGATGGTGATGGTGTCCAGCAGACTTGGGCAGCGAGTAACTACAACCTTCAAGAGGGAAGCCCGAACTATCTGCAATGTAAGTTTGGCGTAACGTATCCGGCTCATCGATCAGTCCAAGACCAAATCGAAATTAAGTACGTCTGCGGATCAGCGACTACAGCAGTCATCGACGAGCGAATCAAGCAGGCAATCAAGCTGAATTGCTCGCTGCAATTCGATGGTGAATTGATCGTTAAAGATGAGGCCGTCAGGATCGAAAAGGCTTATCAGAATTTGATAAGCCAGCTAAAAGTGGGAGAGGACTTTCTGACTTATGGTTGCTAGAAATCTCCGGCAGAAAATAACGATCCAAAAGAATGCCGAAACAGTCGACGCTCGTGGTCAGATTTCGGGCGAGTGGTCAGACGTTGCGACTCGTTACGCTCATCTAATCAAGATGAGTGGGCGAGAAGCCACAGCAAGTAATCAGTTATATGCTCAGGCTACTTGGCGGGTTCGGTTGCGATGGGAACGCGATCTGACCATCAGCGAGAACTACCGGATCAAATACGGTGACATCTATCTGCTGATAGGTTCAGTCACCAACGTGAAGGAACGCAATCAGGAATATCAACTGCTTTGTTCGGAGGTGGTTTGATGAGCGTTGGAAAAAAGATTTGGGAGTTGACAGGAGACAAAAAGCTCAACCGCAAACTTCAAAAAATGGAAATGAAGATTGTCAAGAAAGAGATTCTCAAGCCTGCGATTAAAAAAACTTTAGCCGAAAGATTGCTTCCAGTCGTTAAACGAAATCTGCCCACAAGAACAGGCAACCTTGCGAAACTGACCAAGGTACGAGCAATGAAGCGAAGCCGAAAAGCCTATGGTTTTATGGTTTCAAATTCCGACAAGAAGACAAAAGGCGGCGGGCTTGGGGCGAACTTTTCTGGTGATGCTTACTATGGCGGAATGGTTGAATATGGGACCAAACAAAGGTTCGTATCTGTTCCTGTTTTTGTTTCTGCAATTGGTTCACAAACTTTAAACCGTGGCTCGATGCCAGCCATGAAACCATTCTCAAGAGCTTACGCATTACGCAAAAAGCGATTGGTTCAATTGGCTGAAATGAGAATTAAAAAATTAACGATGCAGGTGGCAACCCGTGGCTGATCTTGACGAAAACCTCAGGACGTTCCTGCTCGCCGATGCAACGGTTGCCGCATTGACGACTTCGATCCATATCAATCGAGTGCCAGAAAATAAGACGAATCCATACATCTGGATTCAAACCACAGACACAGAAACAGAACTCAATCTCGACGGTTCAACGGGTCCAACCTTGACCACGTTTTCGATTGAAGGAACGTCGACATCTTTGGACGTTGCCAAAGATATTCAGACAGCAATCCAATCCCGTTTACAAGGCTACACGGGAACCATTGGGACGCAATCAACCGCATTCATTCGCGTTGATTCGTTAGATGATTCTTACATTTCACGGCAAGCAATGGGTGATTTGGACGATTACCACATTTGCGGGCTGACCTGCTTCATCGGCACAGATTCAAGGAGTTGAGCGATGGGAAGTTATTTCGGAAATTCGGTTACGCTAAGTGCTGACGGTGCAAGCGTTGGCTCAATTAAAACAATTACGGTTCCGCCAAGGGAACACGCAAGAGTTGATTTTACGGTGCTTGGTGATACGGTTCAGCAGATGCACTTGTCGCCTGTGATGGATGCTGGTGAATTGGAATTCACAGTTCTGCTTGATAGTTCAGTTGCCGCGCAGAAAGCGATCTATGATGACGTAGGCACAGACACCGCTCAGGCTTTTGTTATCACTTTTCCGTGGGCTTCAAATAATACTTACACTTTTTCTGGTAAGATTTACGGCGACGAAGTTTCTGAAGTTACTTCGGGTGATGCTTTGGAGGTCACTTTCAAGGTAATCATGACAACCACATTCACGATAACCACGGTCTAATTCATGACAGATATTTTTTCGCTTGCTGACGATTCGCCAGCCAGTAAAGTTTCAATCGATGGCAAGGACTTTTTCGTTAAGGTTTTGTCGGCATTGGATCGCGATGCTTTCGAGACTCAATGGCTGGGATATAAGGAAGCTGATTCTGTTATCGGCATCCGTCCGTTTATGGTTGCCTTCTGTCTTTGCGATAGCCAAGGCGACAGGCAATTTGAGTCGGGCAAGAAGTCAAAACCAAGTAGCGAATTTTGCGAGGCGGTTGTCAGGATCGGCAATCTTCCAGCGGGCAAAGTCCAACCACTTTTTTCGGAAGCTATGACGGTGAATGGGTTCTCTGATGCGGAGGTTGATGAACTGGAAAAAAAGTAAAGAACGATTCCAACTACCGTTGGGAATGGCGGCGAGCAATCGACGCCGGAACCACTCGCAAAAAATGGTTGGAGTCGATGACCTCAAAAGAATTGCAAGAGCTTCGAGCGATTGCAAATGAGGAGCCAGTTGGGTCAGATGCACCTCTGATCCCATTGGCAATAGTTGCTAAGGCGATGTGCGGCGGCAACCTTAAAGACTTGCTTGTTCTGTCATGCTCGCACGAGCAGAGCGCGGAACAGATGAGCAACTTGTTGAAATCGATGGCGTCTAAGGATTAGAAAAATGGCTGGAACAATTGGTTCAATGCAGGTATTCATGAAAGTGAATACTGCTGGATATTCCAAGGGTTTGAAACAAGCCAAGTCCGACACAACGTCTTTCTCTGCTGGGTTCAAAACTCTCGGCTTGGGAATCGCTGGAGTTGGTGTTGCTGCTGCTACCGCCGCAACTGCAATCGTTACCAAGTTTGCATCAATGGGCGACGAGATCGCAAAAGGTGCAAAGCGGGCAATGATGGGAACCAGTGACTTTCAGAGCTTAGGCTATGCGCTCGAGCAGTCTGGTGGATCTGCTCAGATGATTGGCACGGGCGTTAAAAAACTCAACACAGAACTGATGACAGGTTTAACCACTGGCGGAAAGTCTGCGAAGATGTTCAAGTTTCTGGGTCTGAACATGCAGGATGTCAATAAGATGAATTCGGCCGATAAATTGCGGGCTATCACCAAGGGTCTTGCTACCGTTGCAAATGAAGGCATGAGATCGGAAATTGCCGTGGCATTGCTTGGTAGGGCAGGACCTACCTTTGCGACAATGGCGGGAGATGTCGAAGGCTTAGAAAATAGTTTCAAGGATCTCGGTGCGGAGATTACCGGAGAAGAATTAGAGGCAGCGGAAGAACTGACAGACCAGTTTAATAACATGAAAAAAATGTTCATGAAAGTGACCGCCCAAATCGGGTCGTCGCTTGCTCCGATCTTTATGACAATTGGTGATATTATCATCTCAGTGACTAAAAAAATCCAATTTATGATCGATGCTTTCAAATGGTTCACCGGAGCTGAATCAACTAAGTCGGTAGATAAAATTGGCAAGGGTCTTGATGCAACCACAAAGGCTGCTGCTGGTGGTGGGCAAGTCGACACGACTATGTTTGATACTGCAAACAAAGAGTTGACGATAGCCGAAAAAGAACAGGCGTCGATCGCCAAGCAGATCGCCAATCAAGAAACAATGATTCAGGAATTGGAGAAGCAGAATAGCCAACTGGCCCCGCTGCCTCAAGCTCTCGGAAAAGGAACGGCTGCACAGATTTCATTCCTTAACAACTTCAAGCGGCAGTCGAAACAGGATCAGATATTGAAGAAGCACAACCAAGAAATAGAGAACCAGAAAGAACAACTTGAAGTTATGAAAAAGCAACTAAAAGTTGCTGAAGATGCAGTCAAGGATAAGAAAGAAACCGTCAGCCTTTTGAGCATTACGCAATGACCATATATTACGAAGGACAACTTGCGGGCAGGTCTGGAACTTTGGGTGCTGATGAAACTCTCAGTTACCTGTTCCGTTCTGATAATCGGCGTGATGGATCGCCTGTTGTCGCACGTCATCGGAAATGCCCTAGAATAGGCGGGCAACACCCTGACTATGATTTCCTGTATATCAAAAACGGTGGGCTTACAATCGCACAGGGAAGCGGTAGCGAGTGGAGTAAATGGACAGTTACAGCCAAGTTTGAAAAGCTCGACGAAGACGAGAAAAAGCCAGAACCTACGAAGGATGTGACTAAGCAAGAGTCGCAAGTTCCCGATTTTGATCCGCATATCTCGCTGACTTTTGAGGACTACTCAACGCCTCTGCTGGTATCTAACGCCTACGAGTTGATAGGCTCAGAGATCGATCTAAAAAAGAACGCACTCAAAAAGCCTAAGAAGACTCCTTGTGTAGCTTCAAACCTTGAGCCATACGATCCACCGCCTGAAGTATTCAGACAGAATGCAACGCTTGTGGTCCGTCGAAACTTTCGACTGAGCGCAAGAAAAAAATTCAAAGATGTAACGGCATTGAGGAACACGGTCAACAATGGTCCGTTCACGGTCAGGCTTGGCGGCAAACAAGGCGTCAGCCTGATTGATGTTGAGCTTTTACAGTCTCGATTGAAAGTGGCTATCGGAGAAGTTCAGAAGTACAAATCGAGAACGGGCAAGACCATTCCATATGCCGAAATTGAATGCCAATTCTGCATCAAGGAGGAAGGCTGGATGACTTCGATTCTTGATTACGGAACCTATCATCTCGATCCGGTTCCAGCCACTTCGCTGCAAGCTAGAATCAGAGACAGTGATTTTGTCTTTCCTGCGTCAACTGACAAGATCCCATTTAAGGATGCGGAACAGAATCGAACGATCGGAATGTTGAACGGTTACGGTGGTGAATTGAGCGATGCAAGCGCCGTAACGTACAATGATTATCTAGGCTATCCAATCGGCGACCATTCAAAACTGTACACCAATTTAACAAGGTAAAACGATGGCAGAAGAAATTGAGATTTTAGTTGATGTGACGTTAAGGAATGGGACGGTTGAAAATGACTTTCAACCTGCCTCTGTTTCAGTTGATCAAACCAATGCAAGGTTCTCTGATAGAATCGTAGACGTCGGAACCACTGCCGAAACTATTTCTTTCGGCGACCTGACTTCTGCTGGTCTTGTTTGTTTTCAGAATACTGATTCAACGAATTACGTGACGGTTGGACCAGACTCCGGCGGGCTTGTTGCAATGATTAAAATCAACGCTGGTGAGGTTGCAGTTTTTCGCGTCGATCCATCGGCGACAATCAAGGCGCAGGCTGACACGGCGTCCGTCAAACTTCGGGTTGATGCTTACGACAATTGAGGCAATAGCTATGGAAACCCCAATTGCATTTGATAGACAGTCAGCGGTTCGGCTCAGTCGCAATCTCAGAAAGAGTGAAACCTTTCTGAACAACACCAAGCCAACAGCATCGACTTCTTTGATTACGAACCAAGGTTCAGTAATTATCAAAACGCCATCACTTGGCATCCCAGCGAGGGCGGGAACGGTTCTAGGGAAAGCGTTCTGTGAAACGCAGGTATTGAACCGGACCACGGACGACATCTCGAACGGCGTAGCATTGGAAGTTTTCAACTTGTCAGAAACTCTAATTGCTGGCGACACTTATGTTGCTGCGATTCGAGATAAGAACGGCGTTTTTTTTGTTTCGCCTAGTGTTGGCAATGGTGGCGGGATTGTTCGTGCGACGGCTGAGGTTGCATTCACTTCGTCGACTTCAACGGTCGACTGTAGCGTTGTCCTTTCGCATGTTGATGGCGTTGCAAATGGTGAATCAATAACGGCTAACAATTACCTGCAAATGAGTGGCGATCTTGGCGGGCCTGTTTACGTTTATTATCATGCCGATGATGATGGAACCTTTGACCTGATTAACGCGAAATGTCCGGCGTAAGAAAATGAGCAGATGCTGTTCTGATTGTATTGATAACGATGACGACGGAGGGACTGGTGACAGAACCTGCACTCGATGTTTTTCATCGCAATCATGGACCGCAATCCTACAGGGTCCAGTTGAAAAGGCAGACCCTCGAACAGGTCTAAACACCTTTGGTAATGCTTGGGATCATTTCCCGCCTGAGTTCTCAGACGCAACCGCCACCTGCGGTGCGTCAGTTATTGGTGACCGCAATTCAACGGATGGATTCAACAGCCACGTCTATAGCAACGGCGGAGTGCCTGCAAAGAATTTCCGACTCCTCGACAGCAACATTTTCACGGCAACAGACGACCCGTACAATCCGCCAATCTTTGGAAACTGGGTAGGTGACAGGGAGTTTGATCCGCTATTCACTCACACATTTTCACGGCAGGCGTTATGGGGTTCAACGATCCAGCAGCATGTCACAAGCCCTATCGGTAAAAAGAATGTAGGCAATCCGGTCGGAGGTACTGAGCCTGTTACACATTTGAAGAATCATTCAGATGTTGAGCTGGTTGGATTTTATGCGACTTCTCCAGATGCTTTCCTCCATGGCGATTTTGAAAAAACAGTATCGTCTGGTTTTCAATTCGACAGGTTTGGCGGAACCGATCAGATAACACAAAACGAACTGAATCCGCTAATCATTGGGAGCAGTGACGTTGTCCCAGATGGCTATCCAGACAGGAGCAATTTTGTCACGATCGCAGAGCAGATCCATTCCATGTTCGGCACTATCATCGCCGTTGGTTATTTCTCCGGCGTGCCAGACTTTATGCCTGACGGATACTTTACTGATGGCTATGGTCAAGAGCATCGGGCAAGGGATCTGGTTGATACCGTTGAGCATGACCGCGAGCTGTTTGTCCGAGTGACAAACCCCACGACAAGGCCTGAAAACCAATACGCATTTCTGAGGTACGGTCTGTTCTATCCAACGGGCTGCCATCTTTACCGAGCCTATCAAGGGGGTTTTAGAATTACTGAAACCATAACGCAGACAGGCTATACTCCGGCATCTTCTGGCGGCAACTTCAAGGTCAAGTACACTCACCGGATTCAAGTTCCAACGCTGCTGAAATTTGATGAGTCAATTGAAAACGTAACGACAACAATTGGCAGATGCCAAGCGGCGAGAGTTTTAGCAAAAGCAAAGACGGTTGTTCGTCTTGGCTTTGGCGGGTCTGCTGATAGCCGGACGATCAATAATGAGCTTGTTGAAAACGAAGGTTGGTGGACGCTGCTTAGTAACAATTGCTCTGAGCAGTGGAGCGAGCTTGTCAACGAAGGTTTGAGGGATGAGTTGAAGCGGGTCCAGTACTGTCCTGCGATCAATCACTTTTCAGTTGATGGGACCATGACGGAGGAGGCTGGCTTTCGGTTGCAGCATGCAAGGTGGAACAGTCTAGCGGGCGGAAATCAATCGCTTGATTCGTTTGATGATTTTCTAGCCGACACAATTCCCGATGATTACGTTTGGGATATCGGGACCGGATACGTCGGCGATTCTCTCGATTTGTATTTCGATAACCTTGGACTGGTGACCGTCACAATGACGGGCAACACGTTCACCGGATCAGTGATTACGGCCACGAATAAAACCACAGATACTTTTTCGGCATACCAGCGAAAGCCAATCAACTACACTGGACCAACAGGGATGTTGGGGATTAATTCCCAATCAACTATTTCCGTGACGCACAACGAGTCTGGTAACATGATCCCATCACCGTTTCGGTTAACAATTAAATTGAGCGGTGGAGCAGTCAACCCGCCACCATAAAAGGAACACACATGGCAAATATTACAATTCCCGTCGGAACTCAAGTCATCGTCAAAACTTCTGAAAGACCGTTAAGCCGACAGGCGGGCGAAGCTCTTGGAATGATTGTGCCGATTTACCGGAAGGCGTCAGATGGCAAGTATTACAAAGCTGACGCAGATCCAGCTGACACAGAAAAGAATACGGTTGTCGGAATTACAATCACGATCTCTGAAGCTGACAAGTACGTTGCCTATGTGGCCAACGAAGGGACGATCATTGATTTCGGAGTTGCTTTGACTAAAGGCACGACGTATTGGCTGACCGGATTGGGAACGGTCGGAGAATATTCCGACGTTGCAAATGGTGACGCTTTGGTGCAGCTCGGCCACTGTGATGACAATCAGGATTTTCTTTTGGACATCCTCCATTATGGCCAAACCAAGTCAGCTTGATTGATCCGCTGACTATCTGCCAAGCCCGATCCGTTCGGGCTTTTTTCTTTTCTTGTCCGACAGATAAACCGACAAGGTTGTCGGTTACCCTGTCCGAACTATCTGCTAGGCATCGCCTTATGCTGTAAAAGCTGGACAGATTGAGGGACAAACTTGTCCCTTTTCTTGTCTGGGGCAAAAAAAAATCAGAAAACTTTCTGACGATCCGCCAATGTATAGTTGGCTAAAACTGCAAATGACGATTATTTTTGTGAACGCGGTAAAGATGGGGTTTACACGTAGCCGATACAGTGTAATGATAGGTATATCAAATTTATTAATCGAAAGGGAAAACGATGAGATTGTTTAACGACGCGAGCAGTTACGCAACACCTGAAAACGCAGAAAAAAAACTTCGCAAAGTGGCCGGAGATGAAATAGAGGAAATGGACTGGGTCATTGCCGTGAATGAGGAAGGTCGATTCGTTCCAGTTGTTACCGACTGGCACAATCGCGATCATCACAAAATCGGCCTAGTTCATAAGGGTGTTTGTGTAGTTGGGTGAAGCAAAACAACCAACGGCCATAACGCGGGATTGGCTCCGCTTTTTTTTGAAAGGGAAAACGATGAAAATCAAAATCACAGATCCTAAGATCCTCAAGTTAGTCGATGACACAAACGGTCGCAAAACAGCCCACACCTTTGATCGTGATGATGTGCGGTGTCTTGGCGAATGGGCCGAATCAAAATTGGAGGCAATGGAGTTGCCGAAGAATCATCGATCAGGCGTAACACTCCGCATCGAATCGAGCGAAGCGGTGGCGGGCCAATATAAGTATTCACGCGATGGAAATGTGGCCACGATAGTCCGTGGCTCCAAGGATTGGTTTTTAACTAGTTTCGAGATGACCGAATTTGGCACTGGCGAAGGCGGTCGACATCGATTCAACATTGGGACTGATGGGCAGAATGCTTTGCTGAGAAAAATGGCAAAAGAGCATTCGCTCGAATTGGTTTGACTGACAGATTCAGCCTTCCAGCGGGATTGGCTCCGCTTTTTTTAACGACGAAAAGGAACCAGACTATGACTATCACGACAACAGAAAAGATCAGCGATACACTTCACGAAATGTTTCCATTCCAAGTTTTGAAGCTGCCACTAAATGGACCGGATGGATTGCGTTCGCCAGAATACGGACTCTGGCGAGATGACAACGGTGAGTACTGTTCATCGAGATCCGTTCGCGGATCTTATGTACCTCATCAGACGAGCGATGTTATCACATTGGCCGAAGCGGGAGCGACTGCATTTAACGATGAGATTCAGATAAGCGGAACGTTCCGCGATGGTCACCACATATCATTACAGCCTACCAAGAAATTCAGGCAATCAATCTTCGGAAGTTCTGACAATATCTTTCCGCGATTCTCAATTGCTGGTCGGTACGGCAACGGTGGTTATCGGGTCCAGATGGGTATGTATCGTGACGCTTGCCGAAATATGATGGAACTAAGATCGGTTGAGTCCACATCGATTATGATCCGACACGACTCGAACCTGAGGGCAAATATGGACGGCCTGATAGCTGACTTTGCAACTTTGCGGAACCGTTGGGATTCAATCGTCGAAGCGGTACGCGGGATGGAATCCCGTAAGGTGCAATTGACTGAATTTATCAGTAAGTTGATTCCAGTGAATGAGCAAGACTCTGCCATCACAAAAGGAAGGGCAGAAAAGAAGATTGCCAAAATATTCACGCGAATCCAAAAGGAACGATGGGCAACTGGACGTCCTGAAATTGGATCAGACTGGATGGTTTCAGCGTGGGAAGCATTCAATGGCGTGCAGGGATTCGTACAACATGACAAGTCACGGGCTAAAGGATCGACCGACTACGATCGGGTGATCGCAGCCAGTTCGGACAGCCTCGTGAAACAGGCAGAAGCTCTTGCAATTAGTGCGTAACTCAATTAACTGCTGTGACCTTCCGGCGTAGCAGCAATCGAAAAGGTTAGCCGGTTTTTCAACAGAAAGAAATCATGTCAAAAGACCAAGAAGCGAATCGGATTGCAGTGCAGAAGTACCGCTCAAAAAAGTCGAATCAGAAAAAGGAAACCAGCCTGCGAAAGGCTAGGATCCAAAGATCAAGGGAATGGATTATCGAATTTAAAAAGGTGGTGAGCTGCGAAAGCTGCGGAGAGGATCGGTACTACTGTCTAGACTTTCATCACCAAGATGAAAAGTCGATGGGCATATCCGAAATGGTCCACGGCGGATACTCTCGCCAGAGGATGCTGGACGAGATTAAAAAGTGCAAGGTGGTCTGTAAAAACTGCCATGCGGAAATTCACTTTAACGAACGGACAAAGAAATGAAGATCAAAGAACTTCCAAGCTACCTGACGTTTTTCTGCTTCGGCCTTATCTCACTCGCAACTATGCTATTGGGACTGGCCGAAATTTACCTTGCCTACACTTTTTGAAAGGATTGACATGAACGAAGAACAGGAACGGATGCTGATTGCGGCTATCGTCAAGGCCGCTGAAATGGTCAGGGATGACTGGAGTCCAGACGTCAAACAACTTCACAAATTACTTATTCGAATCTGGGTCAGCGGTTTGCCTGAGGGATATGAGCCAGTCGATGACGGGTTTATTTCTGGGATCCTCGACGATGGAGAAGATGCCAGCGGTGATTTGACTGACCGTTAATTCCTCGTCAGCAAGGGCAAGGCTCGTTTGGTGGCAGACAGCGTGGAGCAATTCGTGGATAATGGTGCGGAATAGTTGATCCTTCGTTTGAGATTTCTCAAACTCAATCAGCTCCCGATTGTTGTCACAAGTTCCGAAGCATCCGTCAGCAAGGCCGAGCTTTTCCTTCGGCTGGATCGTGTAGTTGACTGAGCAAACTCGACAACTATGCTTTTCGTTTTTTGCCATCGCTAGACTTCCGTGAACCGAAAAATTGTTTTTTCAACGACGCTTTGTATGACTGTAATTTTGATCGATTCAATCCACTTGGCCGAATCATCTGGAAGTATTCCAGCAGCAACGATTCCATCGATTGCTGCTTTGGCGGAACAACCATCGGGATCGGTTGGCCGTTTGCGGTGATGGATGATTTCCAGATGAGTTGGTGAATTAAATGTCGCAACTTCATTCTGCTGAATCGGGTCATTGACAAGATTCGATTCCACGTTGGCATCGGAACGGGGACGACGATTTCTACTACTTTTTTTTTACGCTTCATCTGATGCGTCTGCCTTTACGATTGGGGAAAAATGATTGGTCCATATCAGCATCGAACTGCTTCTGGTCAGCAATTGATTTTTCAATTGCCAAGGCTTCATCAACATCGGTCGAGGCAAACAATTCATAACCTAATTCTAACCGCTTGCGGTAGGCTTCGATTCGCTCAACCGATCCAATTCTGGTTATCGAAAAGGAATCAATCCCTCTCGGCGGTTTAAAATCATACAGCCTTTGGTAGATTATTCCTTGGCTCAAATACTCAAAGATGTTTTTGCAATTTCTGAATTCCATGAAAGGAACCTCATGACTACTACTCAATCTGAATCAATTGCCAATCTAGCAGCCGCATTGGTTGCGGCACAATCCCAGATGGGAGGGGCAAAGAAATCCTCAGCTAATCCTTATTTCAAATCCAAGTATGCGGACCTGTCTGAATGTCTGGACGTGGCAAGCAAACCGCTTGCTAATAACGGGCTTGCTGTCACTCAGTCGCCGATGACTGAAATGGTTGAAGGCACGATCATGGCGGGAGTTGAAACGATGGTAATCCACGAAAGCGGGGAATGGCTCAAAAGCAAATTGCTTTTAACGCCAACCAAGTTGGACCCGCAACAGATAGGATCAGCCATTACCTACGCTCGCAGATATTCACTGGCTTCAATCCTTGGTATTGCTCAAGAAGATGACGATGGCGAAAGCCACCGCCAACCGCTTGCTGAACCGGCGAAACTGTTTGACGAATTTAGTGTGCTTTTCGACAAGAAGGATTTCGATAGTGACAAGTTTTTCAAAGCATTTTCAATCAAAAAATGCGACGACTTAAAATCAGATCCTGCCAAACTTCAACAGGCGATCAACGCCTTGAAAAAGAAAGCTGACAAATGATTGAGATTGTTTGCGAGCAACGGTCTGAGGTGTGGTTTGCTTGTCGTCTTGGCATTGCCACGGCAAGCGGATTCTCCAAAGTCATGACGAGCAAATTCGAGATATCAGCTCAACGAGCTGAATACGGAATTGAACTGGCAACTGAAAGGATTACAGGAAAGCGGGTCGAGACCCATATCAATCCGGCAATGCAACATGGGATTGATTATGAGGATGAGGCTGCGTTATGTTATTCCATGGATTCTAGCGAGGACGTGCGTGAGGTTGGTTTCTGTTATTTCGATGACCGTCGCAGGTTCGGCGTATCGCCTGACCGTATGGTTGGCGAAGATGGGATTCTGGAAATCAAATGTCCGCAGCCAAAGACGTTGTTGAAGTTCCAGAAAGATGGCAAATTGCCAACGCGATACATCCAGCAAATCTACGGTCAGTTGTTGGTGACTGGGCGGGATTGGTGTGACTTCTACGCATACCATCCAGCCGAGGAGCTTAGACCGTTTCAAGTTCGTATAGAAAGGGACGAAGAAAAGCAAAACAAGGTTCTGCGAAACCTAAACAGGTTTGCCGATGAGGTGGACCGATTAACTAATTTCCTGAAGGAGAACACGAATGGCTGATGATAAGATTTTTGCTAAGGGTTTCTATCCTGAAATCCATGAAAAGAAACCGGATTTCGTAGTGTGCAACGTAGGTATTGACGTGAAGCAATTCATTCAATTCCTTGAGACTTATCAAAAGAAAGGTCGAGTAAAAATTGAAATAAAACTAGGGCGAAGCGGCAGGCCATACGCAGACCTCAATCAATATGAATCGTCAAGCGACGATAAGACTAAGGGAAGTCCAGTCGCGATTTCAGGCCAGCGAGACGGTTCACCGTTCTAGCAGCTACAAACGCAATCACGGGTTTGGTGCTGACATTTGCGTCAGTGCCAAGCCGTTTTTTTTTGAAAGGAATGAATCAAAATGACCGTTGACAAAATTACAATTGAGGATCTGCATCCGTATTTTAATAATCGAAAATCTCGCCAAATCAAAACAGGGATCAGGCAACTAGATGACCACTTGCTCTACAAGGGACCCGACTTGTTAATCGTTGGCGGACTTGCCAATGTTGGAAAAACGGTCGGCACTTTGTGGCTGATGTTTAGCTGGTCAATGTTGCTTCCATTGAAACCGAAATGGCTGATTTACTCAAGCGAGAATAACAACATTGAAACAAAGGTTCTACTGATCGAATGGTTCCATGAATTGCCGGTCCACGAACAGACACCAGTTCAACGAGCTGAGGCAATCCGATGGATTGATGAGCATTTTGTATTCATGAAAAACGAAGGCTTTCCAAGTCTCGAAGAACTTTTGGAAGAAGCGTCTTGGATCAAAAAGCATTGGGCGTTCAACGGTTTTCTGATCGACCCTTATTCGTCACTTAAACACGGCGGATACAAAGAGCATTACGATAACGCTGGCCGGATGCGGGACTGGATCAACAAGCAAGAGGCAAAGCTGATTGTCACGATGCACGCATCGACCGACGCGGCAAGGCGCGAGATAAAACAAGGGATTGCCGTCCCGCTTTCCAGTCATTTAGAAATGGGCGTGATGTGGTGCAACCGAAGTGATTCACTTGTCATGATGCACAGGCAGGTTCAGAACGAGGAACTGGCAAACCGGATGGAGATGCACGTTTGCAAAATCAAGTCGGTCAGATCAGGCGGCAAGCCGACTGATGCGGACAAGCCGATCTTGATGTATTACCAAGAATCGTTTGGTGGATTCTCTTGGCAGCCCAAGCCGATCGCTCTGGAATTCTGATCAGATCGCCACAGCTTACGCCTGCTGGCGTATTGCTGGACTGTCGGCAAATCATGCACTGGATCGGGTCCGGTTCGCTACAGGGCAAATGCAGGGATGTGGCGGGGGCTAGGTAATTGCAATGAATTACCTAGTTTTCAGCGATTTTGATTATTTTCTGAAAAAGGCTAGATTGGGGTATTACACAGAGCCGATCTAGTGTAATGTAGTCCTTATCAGCAACATTAAGAAAGGGAAAACGATGAACAAACGAACCGAATTAAAGTCACTGGCCCAGATCGTAAACGAGTCAAATTGGGGCGATTCAGAACTACGCGAGATGATGCGGCTTGACGTCGACCATCTTGACCGCCTGCACGAACGGTATCAAGCGGCTGGCGATGATTCAGAACTTGCTGACCACCTGATGCACGAATCGTGGAAAGCAGAGCGGGATTGGGTAAACGAAAACGCTGAACTTGCTTTCGCCATCACTTGGCAACAGCATCAAATCAGTCGACAAGTCAATTCAGATTGCCACTTTACGCCGATGGACTTAAGTGAGCATTCAACTGGCGAATACATACGGCAAGCGACCATCACAGAGGTTGAAGATTCGCTGGAAGGGTCCGGTGTGATTATGGTCGACATAGACGGCAAGCCGACGGCCTGCTATGTCAGCTAAATAGATTTAACAGCCATAACGCGGGATCGGCTCCGCTTTTAATCGAAAGGGAGATAATAGATGTTTAAAGTCACACGTACTAATGTTGAAGCCCATCCCTGTGGCGCGTATTGCAACGTGCGAGCAGTTGCCTTCGGGAAGTCCCCCAAGCAGGCGTGGGCTAAGCTCCGTCGCCGTGGGGAGCATACTGTTGATGGCCTCCATCCATCAGGGCATGGCGGAACTCCCGTCATACAAATGCGGCAACTGAAGCGGGATAATAAAGTTTTATATACCATCTGGGACTAGTCCCTGTAGCCATAACGCGGGATTAGCTCCGCTTATAAACGAAAGGGAAACGATGTTTGAAGTAAAACTTAAATCTCAAAAAGTACTGTTTGTCTCAATCTCCCGCTACTACCTCGAAGAATATAGCCTGTTCGAAATAGCGGCAGAATTGCTTAATATCGAAGAAGATCACATTCTTAAAATTAAAAAGATAGATCAATAACACTGTTGATGCACATTGAAAGGAATCAAATGCTAGTTTTGACTCGCAAGAAAAAGGAGGCGGTTACTGTGATTGTGCCGCCATCAACCGAACCGACCGTTGTCGAGCTGGTCGTCCAGATGACAACCAGCAAAGCAACCAAGATCGGATTCACGGCTCCGATTGCCGTGGATATCCGGCGCGACAATATCAAGAAAGGGAAGAGAAATGGATGAGGATGGCGAAGTATACTATCGCGAGGATTACGCGATTGAAAAGATCGATGCTGAGATGGCAGAATTGGACAGAAAGGATCGGGACGATGGACCACCAAACAAATGACGACCTGCGGCAACTGGTTGCTGATGTCAAAGAATCATTTTCAGACATGTTTGAAAATCTAGTCTTGCCAATGGGCAAGCAGTTGATCGTGAAGAACATCATGGACATGCAAGTCAGGATCGGTAACATTGAGCAGCAGATCAGCGGGCTTCGGGATGATGTCCGCGACTTGCAGAAAGGCATCAAGTGATTCGCAAACAATACGAGTCTGAGCGGGACCGGCAGAACGAAGAATCGATCTGCCGCTGGCTCTGCAGCGAATGGAAACTGGTCCGGTATAAGCTCAACCCGCACTGGGTAATTGATTACGCAATCGCTAGAAAGGATGATCCAAAGCGGATCACCGGACTGATTGAAATTCGGCAGAGGTCGTTCGTGTGGGGAGATTTTCCCGACGTGTTTTGTTCGGCCTCGAAAATCGAAGCGGCAAACAAAATTCGGATCTGCTGGAACTTGCCGGTGCTGTTTGCTGTTCGAGACACCCATCAGGAGGTTAGATATTGCGACCTGACCGCCCTTGGAATCCAGCCGCTACACTTCGACGGGCGAAGCACTGAAAACATGCGGGATCAATGGGATCAGGATTTGATTGCCAAGATTCCAATCAATCAATTCACAAAATTCATGAAAGGGAAGTGATGTTGGACGGGCAGACAATAGCGAAGGGGGCAAATCAGACTTGCCAGACTTGTGGCAGGGATGTAGAATTTGGAGTTTTTAATACAGTCTACTGGTACATTGGAACCAAATGCGATTGCGGTCCCTATTCCAGAGACACGTTTTATTTCAAGAGCCAGTACCTTGCCAATCAGGATTGGTATCGATTTACTGGACGGGTCCGGTTCCTGCAAGGGATTGGTAGGATGAGTCGCAAACAGGCTGAAAAGATGGCGGCAAGCGAGATTTTGATAAGATAGTGGAACGAAATAGCAACGCCTAAAAGTTGCAACGGTGTTCAAGCAGCCGGATAAACGCTTGACCCTGATGATTTGACAGCGGGTAAACAGATCAGCTCGACAGCCCAAGAGGCAGCGAGCAAAACGCTTTTTGAAGGATTGGGCGTATCAATCTGGCGGGACTTCATGGGGCCCGTCCGGCAAGCTGGCTCCGAGTGGACTAGATCGCTGATATCATGCGGCTACAAAACGGGCCGCATGGGAATCGGCACGCTTCACCAAGTGGACTATCACAACCAGACTGTAACGCCTACGACAAAATTTGTAACGGTTAAGACAGGCGGGGGGAGGGGCTAATTTGCCCCCCCCCAACGGATATTTAAACCAACAAACTTGAAAGGGAAACTATGATGCATCTACAACCAGAGATTAGGCTGCTAACGCGAGTGGTCACGATGGCAAAGGTTCTTTCTGAACAAAACGGATCAGATCACTGGCTTGTTGAAATCGAGCAGGCTTATAAAGCGGTCAAAAAGATAGTGAAATACATCTCTGACAATGAAAGGGTAAAGGATGCTTGACTGGGGCTTTCAAGCTGAACCAATTAACGAACCAAAAACCGAAAGGGAACTAATGAACTACATGCTGCCGACAAAATCAGACGCTAATGCAAACGGGCAAGTGATGACCCGCTCAGGACTTCGACACTGGGAATCAATAACGGGCCGAGATGTCTGGTGGATTGCTGGAGGAGAGGCAGAAACCACCAAAGCAACCGACAAACAGGTTGGCGGATCTCACTACAAGGATCTTGCAATTCAGCCGACGGAGTACGCGGAAAAGAATAATCTTGGATTCGCGGCGGGAAACGTGGTCAAGTACGTGACCCGCTACAAGTCAAAAGGCGGGGTTGAGGATCTGCAAAAGGCTCGCCACTATATTGACCTGCTGATTCAATTTGAGGGGGAATAGCAAACCTATTTGGTTTGCAATAGACTGCTGAAATCACTACCCTGACAGGATCACACCGATTCTATCAGGGTTTTTTCATGGACAAATTGAAGAACATATTCTCGATCCTTTCAGTCTTGCAAAACGTCAAGCACGAACACTTCGCCAAAGTGATGCTGGCAATCAACACGATCAAATCAGATGGCGAGTTGCTCGATAAGATTCGAGCGGGCGTTGATATACTCTCCGTGGTAGTCGATTACACGCCGACCGAAAAGGATGACGAGATAGTACTGTTCATTGAAACGATTGTTGACGGCGAAGATTTCGCCCAACTTTTTGATGTGGTTTCCCACCTGTTCGAGGGTGACAGCAAACTAGAATCAATTGACAGTGCCGCCCTTGCAGAACTTGAAGGAGTGCTAGATAAGCGAAAAACCAAGCTCCCTTGGTCGGTCATCATAACCATCGGTTTCGAACTCTACAAACTGATCCGAGAATGGCGAAACGAAAAGAAATAATGCTGATTCTTTTAGTCCAGTTGGTTGCCCTGCTGATGCTCTCAAGTTGCGTCGGTTGCAATAGCTGCAACTGCCAGCCGGATGAGTCGCCAATCAGCGACGACCCGATCCAACTGACTGCCGACGGTTACCTAGCCCTGATTCAAGATCCTGCAAACCAATCAGCTGAAGTATCAATCCTGTTGGCAAGTGGTTTCTGGCTTGAAGAAATTCAGGCCCACGGCTACAACCGTCCTTTGGTCTATGACGTGACGAGCGAAAGAGGTGCGGAACTGATGCAAGAGATTGAGTCTCAAGCCTTGCCCCAATTGGTTTTTCTTAACGGAAATGGCTCGGTCCTTGCGTCGGTTCCTGCCGCTGATTCTGACCTGATCAACCAGATCAAAAGGTTACTAAATGGTGGAATTTGATCAAATAAAATGGCGAGGCAGAACCTTCGCCACCGGATTGCATGAACCGATAAGCCGCAAAACTGAGTTCCC